TGCTACTACCAGTTTGAGTATAGCCCCAATAATCATTTTTAAGAACAGGGTCACCACCCTGAATGTGTGTGGATGTATCGGTCGTAGAGAAGCCAATTCGAATTCTATCTACTGAAGCCTGAGCCATAGCCGATGCTTCTAGAGACACTTCAGGCGGTAATCCACCACCACCGATCTCTCTTCCTTGTGCGTCGAATGCGCCAATATCAATAGAATAGTTTGCATCGCGGCCCTCGCCATGATTTGGAGAGTGATTGTTACCGCCGCCGCCTCTAGCAATACGTGGTGTATATCCATACTTACGTAGTGTTTTCATATAAGCGTCAGCAGCGATAAGCGAATCTCTACCGATAAGTTTTGTTTCGTTATCTAGAATACCCTGCGACACATTATTTCCAACACCCTGTTTCGGGAACATATTGGCTTTCAATTCAGGATCAAGTTCATTCCAGATATCGCTGTTAGCATCGATCTTATCTGGGTAATTACCCTTCAATCTCTGATATTTTTCTGAAGGTGTTTCTTCATCTGCTGTTGAAGGTGTAGCTGTAGTGTCTGGAGGAATAACATCGCTACCATCTGGACCAACTGGGCTTATTACAGGAGGCGGCTGATTGTTAAGATCGCCAGTGCCAGTCATCTCTGGTTGATCAGCAGGACGACCAACAGCATCAGCCGATGGACCAGCAGCGGGTTGTACTGTGCCTGGCGTTTGAGCCGGCTGATTGTTTGAAGGATTATTCTGTGCCTGCTGAAACTCTTGTCGGGTGAGTTCTAAGGCTTGATCAACTTCAGCAATGCTATGAGAGGCGGCGTTGCCTTGACCATAAGCACTTTGTCCCGCGCGTCTGTGTCCGTGGCCTTCTACATCCATATCAACAGGCACAGGAATGCTGGCAAATTCTAGAGCGAGAGCTTTTTGAGCAGCTAGTTTGTCATTACTTTCACCACGAATATAAGCACCTACTTCTTTGCGCTTCTCCATAATCGTGTAGAGACCCATCTTTTCTTGAATCTCTGGTGTTAGAACGTCAGTATCTTTTAGACCAAGAAATTTAACCGCGCCAGGCCATGCACCAGTTTTCGTTAGCTGATATTTACCAACAGCAAATAGTCTGTCTGGATGGCCCGGTGGCAAACTCATATACCTATTGATTTCACCAACTGTAAGTTCAGATAGCTTCTTGCCGCCTCTTAGAGTGTTATTTGTTGAATTGACTATTCTACCTCTAATTGTTCCGCCATTACTACTTTCATATCCGCCTTCACCAGAAGCAATCAATCCTAATAGTCTTTGTGTACCATTACCATTTATCTGAGGTGCTGTTCCAGAACCACCACTCTGACTGCCTGATGGTGTACCAAGATACTTCTCTACGACAGAAGACTCGCCCGGCGAAAACGGTCTTTGTGGAGCATGTCTGACAGGGGTAGCACTATTTCCTCCACCACCAGAATCACCTCCGCCTCCGCCGCCCCCTCCGCCCCCACCAGAGCTACCACCGCCAAATGAACCGCTAGTGCCTATCTGACTAGCAGCTTGAGAACCGCTGATGCCAATATTAGGCAACTGTTCTGCATAGTATTTCGGAAACAGGTTAGCTACCTGTGTTGGTGTCAATGCACTCAATACATCATCCAACAAGCCGCGCTTTGCGTAGTTGGTACGCTCAGAAGGCGTCATTCTACGCAAAGCTTTATAGTCTACGTTCATCTTTCTGGTGTCGAATGTCATTTAGCTCTATCTCTTACTCTTTTGTGCAGCCGCTCGGTCTGCCGCTTTTTGTTCTTGCTCTTTGATGAATTCTCTCAGCATATCCAAATACACATATCGTTCCCAAGGTATCATGGCTTCAACATCATGTAGGTTGTATTTGTGATGCTGCATCAAAGCAAAGTTGGTTTTATAGTACGTAGCAAGCGTACTATAACCGAGCATTAGGTAAAAAAAGTCTCAAAGTCCTTATATTCAACATGGTGATGGAATTTACATTTAGGGCAAACACCCTCACCCTTGATGACGAATGAAGGAAACTCTCCAGTGAACTCTTCTAGACGCTTGAGCTGTTGATCCGTCAGACCTTCAACAAAACCTCTTAGGTCATCTCTGGAGAAATCCTTAGCACTATAGGCTTCTGACCCCTTGTAAATCGTATCGATGCACCCAGAGATGACCTTGATCTTCTTTTCCAATGGGTTGTCTGAAGCGTCGATCACCTTCATCATGGCATAGGTTGGGTACTTCATCTTTACCGTGGTATCGCCAGCGATCTTAATCAAGTCTTTCTTTCCCATACCCTTCACTTCACAGTTGGTAACATCAATGTCCACTGGGAATACATTACCGCACTGGGTACCGTTGACAGGGTTACGACAACGGAAATTAACGACAACCTTTTCGCCAACAGACTTAGCTCTCAGTGCAATGAACAGGTAGTCCACATCAAAGAACGGTAGCTGGTTCAGTTTAACGTCGTCGTCTAATATACAATTGCGAATGACCTGTAGAGTGGTGTTTACCACATTATTCAGGTCTTTTGACTCGGCTGCCATCAGCAGCAGCTTTTCTTCTTTTACGATAAATGGTCTGACTGTAACTTCTTCGCCGGTTGAGGGTATCTTCAACTCATATGTCGGCAAGTCAATCTTTGGTAATTCCATAATTTACACCTCTATTCATTAAATGTCTGATTCTCTGTCTTTAACTAGTTTATACGTACCAGATGAATTGTCTCTATTGACACGAACATGCTTCTCATATGTAAATGTTATACCTAGACGCTGAAAGTTATCATCAGCCCATGTTACTGGCTGAGGATTGACCAGTACAGGCCATGCGTTTCTCAGCGTTAAGCAATACTCAGCCTGAGGCGCTGTATTAATATCTGGTCTCTTGACTTCACCATATGCAAAAATATCAATCTCACATGCATAGCTATCACGATATCTGAAGTCAAATGTGTTTGTTGGGTTAATCATTTCCATCCAGTCATCAAAGAACTGGCGCTCGACCTGCTTATTGCGGCATAGAAATGTGAATGTAATGTCTTCGTATGTTGACTGAAATGGTAGCTTGAAGTTTGGACCATAGTAGCGAGGTTCAAAGTGCATGAAGCCTCTACCTGGCATTTCAGCCGACTCGCACAGATATGATAGGTCAGTGGCTAACGGTTGATAACCCATGCCACCCATGACATTTCGTCCCAGCTTAATTTGTATGGTGTAACGGGCTGATCTAGCCAAGCCGTCATACTTATCTGTGACGCCCTTAAAGTCTTGCATCGTGAGATACTGAAGACCCTCTGGTACTTTATAGAGTGCCATTTATTCTTTCCTTTATTTCTTTTGTACCCAGAATTCTACTGGTAGTTCGATTGCTTTATCCCACTCTTCAGCAATTACCTCAATAAAACGGCTACGGACATGGGTATAGAGATATCGCTTGATGCACGGTCTTGCTAGAGTTGATAGTTTGCGAGTTGATTGGATAAGATCATAAGATAATTGCAGCTTGGTGCGTGGTGTCAATTGCTGAGATGTTCTGTAGCTGTAGAGCTTCATTAGCAGGGCTCTACGTTCGCCCTGTGTCAGATAGTGTAAGTTCAAGCCTAGAAACCCGTCCTGATAGCGTTCAATCGGGAATACTAATGGAAAACGATCATATATCGGAAGCGTCTTCTTGTGCTTTGGGTCGTACCAGAAGAAATACATTCGACCGATACTGGTAAAAGCCTGTGCGCGGTCTTCTCTCTCCACGATGTTACGACGATAGCCAGCGGCTGATCGGGCTTTACCCATCATCCAGTCGCTTACTTCTTTATCTGTGTATTTTCTGTCTTCAGCCATGGCTTTATTTATTCACATTTCTCTTGACATACCCTTGACAAGCGTGTATTATGGGTATGTCCCTGCTTCAGTAATATACCTAATTAACCTTGGTCTTTCTTCTTACCCTTGTTCCAAGGTATGCTTCCAAGCTTACTAATAGCATTAGCTGCACCGATCTTCTTCTTGTGCTCCTCACTAAGAGTTCTACCGGTAAGAGACTTACTAAGTTTATCTCTCTGCTCAGGCTTCATTGGTCCTGTTTTAATGCCTCTGTTCCAAGCTTTTTGCACACCCTTCTTACCTTTGTTCCAAGGAACCTGAGAACCTTCACAAGGCTCTTTTTCTAGCGTCTTCACGAAAGCTTTAAGCTCTACTACGAACGGATCGTCATTGTCGAAGTGATGGTTCATTTTTTTTCTCCAAATAATTCGTCTTCAGTCAATATCTGAAATTCCCATTTTCTGTCGGCACAATATTCGCGGGCAGCTTTCCACTTAGCTTGATTGACTCCCCAAGTCATGACCTCGGTCAGATATCGCTTAGTCTTACGCTTCTGAACCTTGGGTTCCGCAGTCTGGTGCTTGGGTTTGACCTCGACCATCATCACACCGGTTGACCCGTCTTTCTTTCTCACCTTCACAATGAAATCTGGGAAGTACCTGTGATATCGCTGGTCTACTGGTGATACATATGGAATAGCCACTTCTTCCGATTGCCACAGTAGGACATTCGGATTTTCATCTAAATACTTCATGAATTTCAATTCCCAAAGCGACCGATATATAATGTTCGCTGGGTCTCCCTTATACTTTTGAGGGTTCTTTGGGGTAAATCTTCCTTTGTATGCCATATAAATATATAGAACAATTTGAGGACAACTATGGAATTTCCACCAAGCTTATCATCAGTAATTCAAGATGTGCAAGACAGCATCTCGTCATTCTTCTTCGGTAACGATGATAAAGACCTGCTGCAATCTTCATACACATTCAAATCTCACGTATTTCCTGCTGATATCAATCACGACTACAATGGTCACTATATGGTGATCAATATCAATGTACCAGTTAATATCTTTGGTAATCCAAGAGGCAGCAGCAGAACCATTGAAGCTTATGGCGGCGCCGGAGGGTTCTTGGGTGATGAATATTCAAAGGTTGACGTTCTGAGATTTGGTGAGTTCGCTGGTCAAAGATCGGATGACGTTAACAGAGCCATGTACTCATACCCACGCTCTACTCGCAGAATTAAAGAGAGTATTGCGCTATTCATGCCTAACCCTATCGTATATTCAGACGTTAACGAATATGAAGAAGTCAGCTTGACCGGTATGGTGAATGGCACCATCTCAGCCCTTCTATCATATGGTAGCGGTGTGGCTCAAGGTGTAGTAGGCGATCTTGGTGCTATCTACAATGACTTGGGTCAGGCTGTTGGTGCTGTTGCTGGTCTGGCTGGTCGCCCTATCAACCCTCGCGTCGAGATTGTCTTTGCTACAACCCGTCAGCGTCAGTTCACTTTCGAAGTTCTCATGGCACCACGAAATGAAGAAGAGTCGGAGAATATTCGCAATATCGTCAAGTCACTACGCTTCCACTCAAAGCCAGAGCTAGACTCGATTACATTCAATGGTCTAGGTGTGCCACTGTATATTCCACCAGCCGAGTTCGATATTACATTCTTCACCCGTGGTGTAGAAAATACAAACCTACCAAGAATTAATACATGCGTTCTAGAGCGTATCGACGTTGACTATGCACCAACTGGTGTTTATTCGACCTTTACCAACGGTCATCCAGTGGCTGTTCGTATGTCGCTAGGCTTTAGAGAAGTCGAACCACTCAATAAACTTCGCGTTCTACAGGGATTCTAATAATGTCATCGTACTTAGACCAGTTTCCACTTGTTCGCTACGATATCGATAGAAACCAGCTTACCGAGAATAAGCTGGTCACCAATATCTTTTTCAGAATGGATATTATTGCTTCTATATTGGATAACATTGCTGCTTATGAGCTATATTTCGTGAAAGACGGTGAGAAGCCAGAACACCTCGCCGAGAGATATTATGGTACACCAGAAGCTCACTGGCTTATTCTGTATGCCAATAAGATCACAGACCCGCAGTATGAATGGCCTAGAAGCGGTTCAGCTATGGCGTCTTATCTGTTCAAGAAGTATAAAGACGATTTCAGAGCGGCTAACCCTAATTATAAGCAGCCAACCAAGAAAAAAGCCTATATGCGCGATATTGTATCTTGGCTCCAGACCCAGCCTCACTCATACTATAAGGTGGTCACACTGGTCAATGGACCTCTGAAAGAACCACCAGAATATATCAAAGAGCATGACGAAGAGGGTAATGAGGTCATCGTAAATAATATCGACCCAGCCGATGTGTATACTACAGTACGTAGATATCCCATCGACAAAGAACCTCTGTCAAATGTTGATCCACTAGATAATGGCTTCGTATATGAGACTTATCAAGCCAATACCTCATTTTTGGGTCTGACCACTGACCTACCCGGCCAGCAGTTCAATACATATCAGATAGGTAATCGTATGTTGACCGAGACTATTACCAAAGAAATGAAGAGTATATATGATCATGAGATGGATATTAACGAGAGTAACCGTGCCATCAAGATCATCAAGAGTACGTATTACCCTCAGATTGCAACTGAATTTGAGAAGCTGACTGGCAAATTAACAGCGGCTTCATCGTATGTGAGAAGATTAGCTTAATGGTATCAGACAAGATAAATGCAGCCACCGACACCAAGAGGGTGATGGCGAGTATTAACTACGGTTTTGTTAGTGGCGGGCAAAGAATTACGCCAACCACTCTTGGTGACCTCTCTCTAAAAGAGATTATATTAGCTGAAAGCTTATTGACACCAGGCTTACAGACCAGTGTCAAGTTTCAGTCTTATATTCACACCAGCAATGAAAATGCGACCGATGTTAAGAATTTTGACCAGCTAAAGAATTCTGAGATAGACATTGTAATTAATCGCCCTATTCTCAATGATTTTGATTATCCAGATACCCTCAGACTAAGACAGAGAGTATATCGCCTATCTGGTCGTAAGATGAATACCACCAGCATCGAAGAATTCACCATCTCAGCCTGTCATGATACCCTATTAAATGATGCCAAATCACTGGTCACCAAGTCATGGAAATGTGCATCACCATCTACAGTGGTTCAAGATGTATTAACCCAGTGCGCGGGTGTATCATCCAGCCGTCTAGATGTAGAGTCGACTTCTGTGGTTCGCAGCTATATTGCCGATAATATTCATCCTTTCCAAGTGGTGGCTGAGCAAGCAAACGTAGCCCTAGCCGAGGGTGACGATCCATCGTTTATTCATTATATGACCTATGAAAATGGTGGTATGCACAAATTCAAGTCGCTGAAGAGTTTGATCAAGCAGGCGCCAATAGGCACATTCTATTTTGCTGAAGGCGGTCAATACCCTAATCCAAACGCTATCATGAGCTATAATTTCCCATGCGATTTCGATCTATTGTCAGACCTACTGAATGGTATTGATGAAAAGGGTAATGAGATTAACTCTATTGCTGTGGTCAACCCATTCTCTGGTCAGTGGTCATTGTTTGGTAATCAGGTAAATGAGTGTGGTATTGGAGGTGGCAATATTATTCATACGTTCACCAACCAGCAGTCGGGTCAAGAGCATGATATGTGCGATTCTGGTGTAGAGAAATATAGACTGAGACGCCAAGCCCGAATGAATTTGCTAGAGCAGGATAAGATTGCTCTGAGAATTATTGTGCCTTGGAACCCAATTTTCAATGCGGGCAAGACAATCGACGTTAAGCTATTCCTCAAGTCTGGCACGAAGAACACCACACCGCTATATGGCTCAGGTAAATACTTGATTGCCAGCTTGGTACATAATATCAAGAATGGTGGTTATTCGACAACCACCCTCGATTGTATCTCAGAAACATCAGCGAAGAGCGGAGCAGTATAATATGTCAACGGACAAACGTGAAGTAGAATATGGCTGGGTTGTAGATAATGGCGAGAAAAAAGGACCACAAGACGGTTCAATCAAGATATTCTCAGCCAGATATGGTAAGGGCGTAAAGGTCGAGCATATCGGCTTCAGCCCTAATCTAATGAACCCATCATCACAAGACGAAACAAATCATGGACTGGATCATGGTACGCTATGCATGATTACCACTGGTGGTAAAGATGGCTACGGCACACCCATGGCTCAGCTAGTCGGTATCGTACAGAATACACAGAAAACATCTGGTCTGCCTGGTAATGCAAACCTGCTGCAAGAGCTAGGTATTATCGATAAGCAGAAAGAGACCAGAGGCATTAAACCACCGCCCAAGTCTAAAGAAACAACGAAAGACGGCGTAAAGATTCGACAGATTCAAGAGACTGGTAAAAAGCACAGCATTTCTCTATTAAATGGTATACCTTCACACGGCGCATTATTCCCAATGGTGGGTATGGTCATGCCTCAGGTTACCAATATTGCAACTGCGGTACAACAATTTAATCAGATATTGACTGGCGATATGCTCTCTAAGCTACCAGGTATGGATATGTCTCTTGGCGGCATGTTCGATCAATTGGCTGGTAAGGCTATGCAGCAAATTCTCAGCAAGATGCCGCCTGACCTAGCCATTGGCTTTCAAAATATGCAGCAATTAATTCAATCGGTCGAGACCAGCACTGGTGGCGGTTTCGCTACTGGCAGCAAGGTAGATCAGACCACGTTTCTAAATAACGCTGTACAGATATTATCTACCAGCACCGATCTAGGCTCACTGGTGACTAATCTTCAGAGATTGCAGCGCGACACAAGCCTATTTGGTCTAGATAAGCTGGCTGGGTTTTCTCAGCAAATTGATACACCATTTGGTAAGATCACACAGACTATCGATGCTCTAGGTAATATTCAGAATATTCTACCAAAAGAAGCTCAAGAAGCCATTAGTGCTTTTCAGTCTCTCATGGGTAATGCATCACAGTTCCCGAGCATTATTCCAGGTCAGAATATGTTTGGTAAATCATCTAAGGTAATGTCTGAGATGTTCAGTAGACTACCGCCACAGATGCAAAGCGCCGCTACCCAGCAAATGCAGCAAGCCGTAGCTGGTGGTGTTCTACAGAGAGTAAATGTTAATCTAATCGAAAAAGCAACCGGTACGGCTCAGGAAATTCTGGGTCAGATTAAATTCAAGTGAGAGAGTAAATAATGGCATCGGAACCATCTAGTAAAGACCCAAAGAAGACAACACCGCCAAAGTACGATTCCTATAAAGATGCTCGAAAGTATGATGGTGCAGGTAAATACCCTAATTACTGGGCAAAGAAGACCAGATCGGGTCATGCTATTCTGATTGATGATAGCGAAGGCGCAGAGAGCGTTACTATCCAGCACCGTGGCGGTTCTATGTTGCAGTTCATGCCAGACGGTGCGGTACTATTTACAGCACATAATGGCTCACAGCAGATTGTATTTGGCGAGAACAGAATATTAGTCACTGGCGCATATGATATTTCTGTACAGGGTGGTGGCTCATTATCTGTGGATGGCGACTATAATGTTACTGTGAAGGGTAATCATAATACCACAGTACATGGCGATATTAATGTGGTTGGTAAGAATTTAAATCAGACCATCACCGGTGCTGTGGATACATCTGCAAAGAGCATGACAACGAAGATTGAGGGTTCGACCTCTATTACCACCCACGGTATCACGACAATTGCTTCTGATGGTGGTGTCGCCCTGACCTCGACTGGTGATGCTGTAGCTATTGCTGGTGCATCTGGTATTGCTCTAAAGGGTGGTTCTGCTGGTGTTATGGCAGAAACAACTGGCGATATGAACCTGAAAGTCAGCGGTAAGTTCGTAGTTAATTCAGACGGCAAGCTATCAGTCAAAGGTAAGAGTGTAGCCCTTGAAGGCGCCGGCGGCAATATGTCTATTCAGGGTCAGACCATCTTTATGGACGGTAGCCCAAATATCAGAATGAATGAAGGTGGTTCAGATGATGCCGATGACGCCAAGAAAGCAGAAGTTAAGTTCCAAGTACCAAAACCTCCAACAGCGGTTATATAAGGGATCATAAATACAAACATGATCAGAACAACTACAAGAGATAACACATATTGCGACTTGGATTTGGACTTTAAACCTCATCCAACGACAAAAGATGTGCTAATGAAGACTGACGAAGAGGCTATCAAAAGGTCTCTTCGCAATCTTATTTACACCAACTTCTATGAGCGCCCTTTTCAAGCGCATCTGGGAAGTGGCATTTACCAGTTATTGTTTGAACCGCTAACACCGCTAACACAGACCTACTTAAAGAACGCGATTGAAGAGGTTATTCGCAACTATGAACCGCGCGTTAGAGTGGATCTTGTCAAGGTAACGTCTATTTTTGATAGAATTTCA